CAGCAGAACCCTTGCCTTTGATTGACATAGAGAACTTGCCAGTTGCTGCGCCGCGGCCTTGAGTCTGACCAACGAAGTCACCGTTGCCATATCCACTGGTGTTGCTGTCAGCATCGTTCCAGAAAGCACTGGCAGAGCCAGCAGTTGCGATTAAAGTGATAGCTAGTGCTAAATTTTTCATAGTAAAGTCTCCTTAAAGTTAAAAATCTTTTCAAGTATTTAATTAAATTCTAATATACGGATCCTAAAAAATTAGGCATGCGCCCATTAGTATTCAATTAATTTCTTGTATACTTTTACTTATCATCTTGACAAAAAAACTTAAAATTTCTTGCGTTTTTTGACAATTTCTAAGTTATGTTGCCTATTATATACTAAAATTCTGTTACTGTCAACCTATTTCTTTTAAATAGTGGGTGCATTACAATGAAATAATACAGAAACCGTTTATAGACGCTGGGTTCGATGTTGTGTATCAACCCAGTTGCCTACAGCGTCCGTATACTGGTAAATCCTGGACAATTCAATATCCAGAAGTCAATTGGTCAGATAATACCGTAGTTTTGATGCATTGCCAAGACTTTATTAATGTTGACAATAACATGAGTATAGACTTGCTTAATATAGAAAACCATTTTGGTGAAAGGTCTAAGCAAGTTGTAGTAATAATTTGGAATCTCAATGTTCCGTATAACGGTCCTTTGAACTTAATTTATTTCCCTACACACAGTTACGAAATATTATCAGAGCTACAAAAAACACAAGAAAGATGGAAACCTAAATTATTACAGGATCGTGATCTTAGTTGGCAATGTTTAAACGGTACCATAAAGCCACATAGAGTTAATGTTGCTCGTTACTTACAGGATAATTTTAGTAATGGTATATTAAGCCTACACGATGAAATACCATTGACTGGAATTGAATATTCTAAAACATATTCCTGGGATAATGTTAAAAACTGGGAATTATTACTACCAGTTTATTCTCGCTGTAGAACAAATATAATTACAGAAACAATGTACTCATCGCAAACAAACATAGTTACAGAAAAAACTTTAATGGCATTGTTAGCATTACAAGTACCTGTTGTTATTGGTCATAAAGGTGTTATTGCAGAATGCCAAAGTCTTGGGTTTGATATGTTTAATGATTATGTTGATATTGGTTATGACTTTTATCCTGACGAATACCGATGGCATCAAGCAATTGAGTCGAATAAATCTATTGTAAATGGGAATTACGATTACGACTCAATGCTTTTACGATTACACAAAAATCAAGATTACGTATTAAACAAATGGCCAAACAAGTTAGTCAATAATTTTAACAATAACGCTCGAGATATTGCTCAATATCTCCGCCAGTGATCATTACAGCAGTTGCTTCTTTGTTTCCGTACAGTACAACATCATTGCGCTTTATATAATAAGGTGTTTGAAAACTCCTGTCTGCTTCAATAAAGAAGCGAGCAGAACGCATTCTAATTCTAAACTCGTGTCCTTCAATTCCAAGTTTTTCAAATACATAATTGCCTTGTTCGGTTAACGCCCACCCACCGTTTGGGTTAGCCCACCATAACCGTATTGTTTGCTCCAAAGGAAACTGTATCCCCGGAAGTTTGTTCAGCATTTGCTGAGTTAGATCACTTTTCTGGATATATTTGGTCGCCAGCATTTAACAATACCACACTGAATAAATCAGTTTTGAATTGCTTGTTTAGTTTTTTAGCCAAATTAATTGCGTGTCCAGGATTACTAAAAGACACCTTTTTGTATTTTGGTCCTGGATACTGAACCAACATATTTTGATTGCGAAGATTTATTGGCTGGTTGTCATAGAAGACTGCCCAGATGCCTTCACTGGCTAGTACTTGATCTGTTTTATAGGTTGCGCGGTCTGTGACTTCGGCTAAGACTGTGGGTTTTGGTCTACTCATTCGCTATATCCTTTGATATAGTATTTATGAGTAAACGGCGTATATTACCAGGTGTCTCCGCGGAGTTCTACTTGAATTATTTCGTTGGATTTTGCAGAAGATTTGTTGTCCTGTAACACCTGTAATGCTAATAACAACTTGGTAATATCTGCGTGCAGGTCTTTTGCTTCGCGAATAGTCATCGAAAACTGTTTGCTGTTTTGCAATTCCAGCGCCTTGATTTTATCAACGAAGTTGTTAATGTGAATCATTTAAATAATTGATCAAAATTATTCTGATCGGGATCTTGCTTAAAAGGACCTTGGTACTTGTTACGTTGTAGTATAATAAGTTTAGGACTATACACAGTCTTCCAACGATTCTTTAACTTAATTTTATACCAACCAGCAGCAAAGAAACTCTTGCTCTTTGATTTTTTAGTGTAAAGAGGAAGTTTTAGTTGTACGTCCCATACAGCATTGTAGATAGATCCTGCAGCCGGAAAACCGTGTACATCTACCATTTTCTTTTTTGGTGTAACAATATTAATTGAATCATCAAACTCAATACCAGCACGACGCTTTAGCGTAGCAAGTGTTTTGAATCGTGCTTCTCGGTTATCAACAGTTACGCTGAATCCTCCTTGAATAGCGTTTACTTCGCCTACTTTGCGGTTACCTTCTCTTAATATCCAAAATTTATTTTTTACAATGGGTTTTGCTTTAATCATTAAGCACTCCTTTATATGTAGCATTAAGCCAACTACCATACTGGTCAGCCTGTTCACTTAGTTTTACAAGTTCGTGTTTTCCGCAGAAACGCATAAAGCGTATACCTACTTGACCGATATCCTTGCTTGTAACGGTTGTAGCAATAACGTCATCAAAATCACGTTTAAGTTCAGCGGGCTGCTTGGTTAGATCAACAAGAGTACAATTACGATTATAATCATCAATGACACGATGTTCGTTGCCGTCGTGATCTGTCCAGCGTTGTAGCATAAGGTTATTCCAAGCATAACCTTGTTTTTGTTTGTCCTCAAATGCTTCTTCAAGACCTATTTTTTTCTTAGTGCTTTTAGTGCGAACACCAGGATATGCACTAAAGATATTGTCCGATGGATCACCCCTCATACATTTTTCAAAAAGTAGCCATTCAGGATTGGGGATACTTTTAGGCTCTTTTGTTTTTTTATCTATTACACGTTCATTTTTATCATTAAAAATGCCATCAAGGGATATAAGTTCGTTCGAAATACCGTTGTATTGCACAACTTGACGAGAGATCAACTGAACAAAGTCAGTGTCACTGGATAAGATGATATGCTCATCACTGGGATGAAGAGCAATCCATCGGGCAATTAAGTCATCAGCTTCTGCTTGAGGATGTTGTAAGACAGTACAATTAGTCTGCTCACGTAAGTATTTATGAAATTCGTCAAAAGTTTCCCAAAACAGGGCATCTTCTTCTAATTCTGCGTCAGTTAATGCTGCTCGTGCTACTTTACGATTTGCTTTGTATGGTTCGTATACATCTTTGCGCCACGAACGTCCTTCTAACATGAATACAACGTGGTCTGCGTTAAACTTGCGTATAACCTTGTTAATAGCCGCAAGTGTAACATGTAGGGCAAAGCCTAATTTGGTGTAGGTATCAGCAGCACGATGTGCTGCGTGTCTTGCTCTGAAAAAAGTATTAGCCGTGTCAACCAGTATATATTTCATACAAGTATTATACTGTAGATGTTTCTGATTGTCAAGTCTTAGATAATTTTATTTTGTGCGATATATTTTAACAAATATCGTGCCCATGCTTGATGCGCATCTGCTCCAAAATGATATGATGTTGGCGTAACTGTTTGAAATCCTTGTGAGAGTAGCCAGTTGTTATACGTAGTATCGCCGTATGGGTCGATATAACTCGATCCCCAATCATAGCGATTAAGCACGTCTTCGAATGTGGTGTTGCCGTTAAAGAAAACGTGCTTAACTCCCATATCATTTAGCCATTCGTGCATGAGCCAGATTTGCTCGTGTGCTTCATGCGTCTTAGCCATCCAATCGATGCTCGCAATATATTCTTTATAGCGAACTTGGTAATTCTCTGGAACAATATCAATACCACTAGCGTTAACCTGATACCAGGTACCATCAATATTCCATTCTTCACGTTCCCATGTGCTCCACTGTATAATAGCCAACACATCGTCGTGTTTGTTCTCACGGAACCATTCACGAGTAGTGCGAATAATCCGCGCATTGCTGCTGGCGCTCTCAGCATCCAGTTTAAGATTTAATTTAGCAAGTGCGGCTAATTGCGCACCCCAACTGACACGTGCATTATCTGGATGTGGCGCACGTCCCATATACCAAAGTTGTCCATCGTCTTCGGCAAAACAATGAGGATTTACTGCTTCGGCCCCTGCAGAGTGACTATCTCCATTTACGTAAAGAATCATTGATTTTCTTTAACCCAATCGGAAATTTGTCGTGGTCCAATATATCTATATAATTCTTCAGCCCAGGCTTTTTGTCCTGCTGGTTCAAAATGCCACCAGCCATCGGTGACTTGGCGATAATTGTTTTGCGTGCACCACATAATATATGATATTTCGTACGGTTTATAATAACCTTGTTCCCAGTTTAATGCGTACTCGCCCGGGACTGTTCTAGGATTAAACATCGGAAACGCACTAAAGAATAAATGCTTGATTCCCATATAATCTAGCATACTGTGTAAGTTAAAAATTTTGTTATGCCAATACAATGCTGTTTCTTGTGCATAAGTTGACACATGATTCATTTTATCTTTCAGTAATGCACTACGGCGAAAATATTCTTCATTGTTTGCATTTTCTTTGTCATATTTGTGTACTTCGAGAGCATTCATTTCCATCATTTTTCCAGTGTGCTTGTTAAACCATTGCATACGTCCAGCATCGGACCAGCCAATAATAACAAGATCTGGTTTATTGTCTTTAAGATACTTTACCGTTGTGTCGTATATATAATCGTTACTTGCACCAGCTAATGCGAGATTAGTGTATTCAGTAATTCCGACACGCGATTGTATCAATTCATTTAAATGATAAGGAACAGCTTCTGTGGCACCAACTTCTGTGCCAGCCATATTGCTGTCGCCGTTAAAAAGTATTTTCATGAAATTTCAGAACGCCCATCACCTAAATTACGCTTCTTGTGATAGCGCACATCATATTTTGGATCCTGCGCTTGTTCTTGTTCCCAGGTTTCTAACACTACATGACGACAAACATTTTGAAACCACTGATCCACAATGTCTGCGTCGGTTTTGCCTTGATACCCAAAACGCATTAGTCGTGTAACAAATTGATCGTTCCAGTCAAGTTCAAATGCGCCTGCATTTAGGTCTTCTGGATCAACTTCCATTGAAAGAATACCAACCCAAGGTTCATTCTTTTCAGTAGCAATTTCTTTTTCAGACTTTTTCTTGCGTGCCTGCCGCGGCTTTGTTTCTTCCACGGGTTCTGGCTGTTTCTTTTTAAAAGCGTTTTTTAATTTTTCAAACATCATGTACCCCAAGCATTCTTAAACAGACTTACTTGTAGTCGAGGACTGTATCGCCAACCGTGCATCATGCAAATTTCTGCAACATCCTGCTCGTGCAGCGCATATCCTTCGACAGTACCGCCTTCGGGCATTAGATATACTGGACCACTAAATCCAGCACGTCTATATTCATTCACTGCAATGCTTGCATCTACTGCGTCGTCGTGTTTGGCTACAACAAATTTTAGAAACGCACGACCGTAACTTTCATATTCTGTAACTACATCGGGAAGAATAGCGTTATCCCACAATTCACCAGAACACGGAAGTTTAGCACTTACACTAAAAGTAAGATCAATTTTTTTGTTCTTGATATTATTAATTAGCAGATAATCTTTGAAGTCTGCAGAAAGTGGCTGTGTACCATTTGTTTCAAATGTAAAGTTACGGAATCCTTCTGCATATAGTGCATCAATGAGTTCCGGGTACGCACGCTGCCAACCCAGCAACGGTTCGCCGCCGGTAATAATAATGTGTGTATTGGCTGTAGGTTCACCGGGATCATACACACGATCTTTGTTTACCACATCTAGTACTTGTTCTACGATGCTTGAAATAGTCATCTTGGGAGACAAGTGTTTGAATGCAGGATGCCAACTTGCATAGCTATCACAACCTGATTTGGCCAGCGGCAGTTCTTCGTATGTGTTGTATTTGTCTATGTCTTTGGCAATGTTTTCTGGCTCTTGTGTTAGTGTGCCTACTGGAAGTCCAAACCCTCTGCATTCAAAGTTGCAGCCGAAAGTTCTAATAAAAACACTGGGAACACCAGCATACATGCCTTCGCCTTGAATTGAATAAAAAATTTCGGCTATCTTAATTGTGCGTTCACTCATGATTTAACCACCATGATTCCCAAGGAAAGACGATCCAGATGTCAGGATCATCTAATTTATTAATACTCACACACGCATAATCTACATCTGCGTCTGATGCACTGTTGTCAACTAGCGTAGCAATTCTAATGTTATTGCCCCAGGCATCTGTGTTACCGTTGAACACACTGCTGTTCCAGTCGTCCTTGATCCAGTTAATAGTAGCACCGGAATCGTTAATATCGTCTACAATAAGAATCTTTTTGCCGTGCTGCAATCCATCTTCTGCCATCCAAAGATTACTTTCTGGACCAGTTTCAGCATGGTCACGTAGGTTAACTTTGAGTGTTTCCATGGGAATGTGATACCATTGACTAATCAAGTTAGCGGCGTGTAATCCGCCGCGTGTTAGTCCAACCACATAATCGGGGCGCCAGTCTGATTGATCGATGCTGCGAACAAGATCTAGTGTCATGGATTCTACATCTCGCCAGGTGTAAAATACTTTATTCTTTTCTGCTTTCATAGTCCTATAAGTATACAGTATATTGACTGTTTTGTCAATGTTTATTTAGATATTATGAGAATTAAATTTAAAAATTGTCCGTGGTTAACAGTTCAACTTGATAATACTAATTTAGCCCGTCAATGGCACGAACTGGTAAAAAGAAATTATATAGCTGACCCAAACCTTTTGTTTCGAGATCAACAAGACTATAACATATCTAATTTAGAAAAGCTAGCCAAAGAAGCAAATAATCGGCTAGGTTGGAACTGGCAGACAGAAAAGTTAGATTTGTATCATACTACACTAATGCACAAAGACATCGAAACATTTTTAGCAAAGGGTTTTGCTAATATTCCTGAAGAATATGATGAACTGTTACATGAAATACATTTTTGTCTTCACAGCGTTGAGTCAGGAAGTAAACGTGCAAGTTGGTTACAGCTAGAATGGTACAATGACGATGGCTTTAAAATCAGCGAAGATGAGTATCCTGCAAAAATAAAAATGGATTTTGGTGATATAAGATTACAAAATCCTTATGTTGGGCACCATCCTTTGTATTTGTACGAACAAAATGACACGCACAATATAATGCAAACCTGTAAATTTCACGATCTAGCAAGGCCGGGCATTAATATTGTAATAGAGAAAAAAGAAGAAAAACTGTTCAATTGGGAACAATATATACAATGGTTTCTTGATAATGGCCCAGATTTTGTAGAAGAGCACGGTATTGAAACCATTAAGAAATTTACAGGGCATCCTGTGGTTGGTCATATAGTAAATTTAGACGATCTCGAATATTGTTTATCATTACCTGCGCTGGAATTTGAAGCATTAGACTTTGAATAAATAGTGCAATGCGTGCAGAAGAATTTATTACCGAAAAGAAAAAACGTACACTACGTAATACCAATCCTTGTTGGAAAGGTTATAAACCAGTAGGTACCAAAGAAAAAAATGGTAAAACTGTTCCTAATTGTGTTCCAGAAGGTATAGAAAATGTTGAAGAGGATTGGAAAGATTCTGTTAAAAAAGGTATTGCAGGTGTAGCAACGGCTGCGACATTGGGTATGTCTACACCCGATGCATCATCTATGCCTGCACAAGAACCAACCGCAGTGGTTCAACAGCAGCAAGAAGAGGATCCGCTGAAAAAAGAACTTGGCGATGTAGATGCTCTTAAAAGCATGATCAAGAGTCATGAAGGACTTCGGTTAAAACCATACAAAGACACACGTGGTTTGCCCACAGTGGGTTATGGGCATCTTATCAAGAAAGGCGAAGATTACTCTAAAGGCTTAACACAACAGCAAGCAGATGCCTTGTTTGATCGGGATTTCGAACATCATTTAGCACAAGCTAGATCAACACCAGGATGGGATAAAGCATCACACGCACAACGTCATGCTATGGTAGATCTAGCATACAACATGGGTGGTGCATGGCACAAAAAATGGCCTAAGTTTAGTGCTGCTGCACAAGCCGGCGACTGGGATAAAGCTGCTCGTGAACTAGAAAAGAGTCGCTGGTACAAGCAAGTTAAAACACGTGCACCAAAAGTAGTGGACCTATTTAGAAGAACATCATGAGAGCGAGTGAATTTATTACCGAAACCTGGCCCGTTGCAGTGGCCAAATGGTTTGATATTCTAAGAAAAAGTCAAAAGTTTAAACACTTGCCCGACGATAAAATTCAACAAATGGCCACTCGTGCTGCGCAAAAAGAAGTTGCACCAGCACAAAAAGCCGCAACACCAAAGCAGTCAATGAAGGATCGTTTTAACCAGCATCGCCAAGAAATGAGCGATGAAGAATTCCAAGACTACTATGGTTTTGGTAAATGGGATGAGAGTGTGATTGAAAACTTTGCTGATGGCAAAGTTAAAGGCAAAAGCCGCCCAGGCAGAGTAAAGAAAGCAGGCGCTAGCTGCAAAGGATCGGTGTCTCACCTACGCAAAATGGCCAAGAAATACGGCGGCGAGAAGGGTAAAATGTACCATTGGTGTGCGAACATGAAAGCGGGGAAAAAGAAATGAAGGTTAAAAAATTAATTAAAAAACTTTATAAAGCATCTCTAGAGCACAACGGTGTTGAAATTAGAAGACTTACTAAAAAAGCATTACAAAAATCTCTAAAACATAAAAACACGGTAGTGATTCGATGAGCGATAAACGAGCAGATTGGGTACAGGATATTCAAAGACTAGCTGGCATTACGCCTATTGCTAATGCACCACAGCCCACAGCATACAGCATGGAAGGCAGTAATATTAGTATTACCGGGCAAGAAAAAGCTGACCTACAACACAAACACAACATTCAACCCGGTACACCGGAATGGTTTAAACTGTGGTTTAGCAAGCCTTATCTTACAGGCGAGAAACCAGTTTAATACAATTAGTAGTATACTGCGTTTAAGAGTTATCCACTAATAGAACATCAAA